TTATTATCTATTGGTGATGTTACGACCGACCTTTGTATTGGTAATTTTCTTCTATATGCTAAATTAATTTTTGATAGCTCATTTCCTGCTGTTGGATTATCTTTTAATATATTTTTATTTAAAGTTCCTTGAAATTCACTCATAGCAAACCCTTTTGTTTGTGCAGATGGATTGCCGCCTATTCCCATATTTGTTATTTTGTTAATATCACTTTGTATTTTTTTTAAACTTTCACCAGAAAAACCGCCTTTTCTTCCTTGATATTTTTTTATTAATGATAAACTTGTTTCTAAAAAATCATCTCCAATTTCTTTAGGAAAAAATTTAGAAATATCTTCTAATTCAATAGTCATGTTATCAATAGTTTTTTGAGTCATGCTTAATCTTGGTGTTAAATTGTCATAAGCATCACTAATTGTTTTACTTACATATTCATAAGCATCAAAACCACTTTTATCTTTTGGTAAAGTTTTATTAAAAGGCTGTAAAACTCTATTATAAATATTAATATTCATTTTATTTAATGCTTCTAATTCTCTTTCTCTAACAGCAGAACCAACAATAGGAATAGATTTTAAAGTTTCTTCAATCTTTTTTGCTCCTTTACCTATAAAACCACCTAAAGTTATTGGTATTTCTTTTTTTAATTTTTGAGCTACTTGTGAGCCACCAATAGCATTTGCACCTTTTGTTATTAAAGCAGCACCTATTCCACTTATAGTTCCATCTGCTAACATATCTAATACTGTTTCTGTAAAGTTTTCTTTTTTTTGTGTAGCTCCTGTTCCTGCTATAAAACCTAAACCTGCAGAACCTTTAACAGTCATTGGATTTATTTTACCCCTTGAAACTAATGTTAAAACAACCATTGTTGGTATTGAAGATATTATTTCTGTTGCAAGTGCTGTTTTTGGATATGCTTTACCATAATTTTCAATTTCTTTTAAAATATCAATTTGATTTTCTGCAAAAGATTTATCACCAACTATTGTTTTAATTGCTGATTCAATGTCATCAGAATATTTTAAAAACGAGCCTTGACCAATGTTTCTTACAAAACCCTTACCAAATCTTTTAGGTTGATTCTGTAATTGTTTTTTTTCAATATCTTTAATTAAAACATCTTTTTCTTTTTGTTTTTTTAATATATCTGAAATTAATTTACTTTTTTCTGACATTTATATACCGCCTAATTTACCGCCTGTTAAATTTTTTTGTATTTGTTTTAATTCTTCTACGCTTTTTCCCTGTAAATCTTTAGGTTTTATTTTTTTCATTTGTGTTTTTGTTTCTCTATTATCTGCATTATCTTTATAACCTTTGTAAACTTTATATAAATGTGATTGTAATTCATAATTTGGGTCTTTTAATATATCATTAAAACTAACGCCAAGTTTTTCTGCTTCTTTCTTTAATTCTATTTCTATAAGACCTACCCTATCTATAGCTCTTTTTTCTATTTCTCTTAATGTAGCTCTTAAATCTTCTTTACTTCTAAATTGATTTAAACTGCCTTGTGTTGCTTGTAGGAAAGCTACCTATTGATTAGAAATGTTACCTAATGCACCACCAGTTTTAGAATTATCTCTCATTACTTGTAATCTATCAAAACCAACATTAGCTCTTATAACATCAAGTTGTGTATTTAATTCTAAAGCATCAGTATATGGTATATTTTTTAAAAAAGCTCCAACTCCAGTTGCTGGAACTAATCTAGCAAGAGGATTGCTTTCAGTTCCTTGCCTATCAAGAATACTTATTGCTTTATCTAAAGCAATTACTTGCGGTTGAACTAAAGCCTCTGTTGAGGTTAATTTTGATAAATTTGCTCTTGCTTGTTCTTGTTCCTCTATAAAAGCCTTACTGCCCTCAACATTAACAAATTCTTCACTACCATCAGAATATCTAACAAATTTTCTTCCTTCTTTATCAGGCTCACTTTCAAAGGCTATTGTTTTTTCATTGTTTTTAGAGGTTTCTCCTAATTTACCGCCTGTTGGTGATATTTGGTTATTAGTAACTTTTATAGTTGGTGTTCCACTATCAGCAACTGACCCTAATTGACCGCCTGTGTCGGCAAAAATACCTAAAATATCTGTATTTTGATTAATAGGTGTTTGTTCTAATTTTATTCTATTCTTTATTTGTTGCATTTTTTTGTTAGCAAAATTAGGGTTTGTTATCATTTGTTGAAATTCAACTATATCTACATCATTTGTGGTTAAATTATATGTATTTAAAAATTGTTGATGTTCTTTTTGTATGTTTGATAAACTTTGTTTGCCATCTCCTAATAATTTTAATGCAACATCAGTAGGTAAATTTTTAGGTATACCTCTGTCTTTAAATAATTTATCTAATGCTTCTTTTTGTAGTTTTTGTTGATTTGCTTGTTTGTAAGCCAACATAGGTGCAGCTAATCTTAAACCGCCTTGTGGCGTTGTAGAAGGAGCAGCTTGTTCTTGTAAAGCAGCAGCGAAAGCTAATAAACTTTGACTGTCTAATCTACCCAATAGTCCGCTTAGACCTTTTTCTTCTTCATTGTTATTGGTAATTGTTCCTAGCTTACCACCTGTTACATTATTATTTAACAAAGTCATATTTAACCCCTCAATTCTTTAATAATACCAAGTAAAGTGGCTGTATTTGCTAAAGCATTAGCATTTTTATTTTCATATAAAGGTTGGTTTGTTGTTTGTCCTTGTCCTGCTGCAGCGTTTAAGTTTCCTAAGAAAGTACCTAGTCTTTGTTGTGGTGCAGATTGTAAGAAATCAAAACGAGCTTTATTAGCTTCAATTTGTCTTTGTGCTTGTTGTTGTCTGTCTAATCCAACTGCTGCTAATTGTGCATAATCAGTATAATCTTGGTTAGCAAGGGCAGGTACATTAGATAACATATTGTTTTGCCTTTGTCTTTCGTTTTCATAGTTTTGCATTAATGGTGTTGACAATGCACGAGTTAAAGCATTTTGATTTGCACCAGAACCTAAACGCCCTGCACGACTAAATTGACCTTGCACTTGGTCTGTAATTGGGTCTAATACAGCTTGTTTAAAATAAGGATTACTTCCTAAAAAATCACCACGCAAAGTGTTTAAACCTAATGACTGACCTTCTCGTGTTATAGGACTACCAGATAAGGCACGATTACCTTGCAGCGTCATAGCCATTTGTTGTTCTGGACTAAATCCTGCTACTGTATTTTCAGGATAATAGCCAAAACCAGTACCTGCACTATACATTCTTTGAGCTTCATTTGCACCATACGCTAATTGTGGTAACACATACGCAGGTGGCAGCACAGTTGTTGTCTGTACTCCTGTTTGTTCGCTTCCGCCTAAACTCATTATATACTCCTTATTGAAATTGTGCCTACATCTTTGTAGGTTCTATCTTCGTGTTTAATTTTTGACCAACCTTTACGACCTAGTATCATTGATTTTTTACAACCAATGGATTTAGCCCATTCACAAATTGGTTTTTCCATTTCCTTTAATTCTTCTAAATTACCGCCACCTAACCAAAATCGTATCATTTTAAAATTAGGATATGTGACTATTTCTGTTACACAAGCAGATTTTTGCCCTGTCCATAATTGAGCATCACCCCTTGCTATTGCATAAAATACATCTTTTTCACTATGGCTATCTATGCCTTGTTCTAAGGCTTCTAATATGTATTTGCGTGATTTTAACCACGCTTCTTTATCCAATGATGATGTATTCATAGGCTCGTGTTGTTCCACTATTGTTATGCGTTATTGTAAAAGTTCCATTCGTTCTTGCTGATACATACAAAGCTGTTAATTCGGCAGCAGCGTTAGTATCTTTTGGCATAAAAGTTATTACGCTATTTTCACCTACACGCACATCACTTACAACAGTTGTTGCAGATGAGGTTTGCAAGGTTACTGAACCAGTAGAGTTTAAACCACCATCAAGAACCCTATTGACAACTTCTGCAACTTGTCTTGGGTTGCCACCTTGATTAGCTAGTCGTTTAAACTGATTATCAGCCATTATCGTTTACCTGTTGTTTTTGCCTCTATTTCTACACCTTGTATATACTTCCAAGTACCTGAAACATTTAATCTTATTTTATGATACCTACCTTGATTTGACCTTACATTGCAATATCCATCATCATTCAAGGTACTTGCTGTGCCAAAACTATCATCATCAACTTGTCTGCGTCTTGACGATACTTGCGCTGTAACAGATGGTGTCGTGCCGCTTACTACCTCAACATAAGGTATAACATTCGTTATAACGCTTGTACGACCATTACCTGTATCTAAATCAGCAGTTTCAATTAAGGCTTCTTTGTTAATACCACTAAAGGTGTGTAACTTTTTGTCTTTAGAACCACCAAAAATAAATTGACCACCAATATAGATTGATGAGTCAAGTGAGGCAGGTAAGCCATCTAATGATGTGCTAATAGCGTCTAATTCTTCTAAAGTATAATTAATAGTCATAAATGGTGATATAAGTTCACAGTCTAGTTCTGCATACGACCATCTTTTTAACGCATAATTATAAATTAATAATCTATCAGGTGTATCATCATTAGAACTACCTGATGTATATGACCACACAACTATTTGTTCTGTAGGGTCAACAGCAGTAGATATTCTTCCTTTATTTCGTATTGTAAAATCATCAAAGAAAAAACGATTTACTTTTTCCGCACCTATTGGCGTACTTCTTTGTCCATCAAATTGATAAAAACCATCATCTGATAAATAAAAGACAGTTTCACCAACACTTGCTACTGAATTTGGATAGTTACAACCAAACCCTGTTTGTACTTTGTCAAATTGGAATATAAGAGGTGTGCCGACATAAGACCCACGCACTATACCTCTTTCACAAAGTATAGTTGCAGATTCACCGCCAACAATACCTGTAATATCTCCCATATCAAATATATCCTGTATATCAGATTGGTCTGTGCCTATTGTCCAACCTGTATGTGAAGCTAGTGATGACCAATAAAGTCTATTTGGATAAGTGTTGCCACCATATTTAACATTACCTGTGAAAACAAAATCACCTACAACTGCTATATGTTTAGCTGCAGGACTATTAGCTATGTCGGCAAATAATGAACTTGTGCCATTATCATATACTTGTAGTATATTGTTGTGTCCTGACGCACCAATAACATAACCACTAAAGTCGATAAATTTCCATATATCATCATCACCTAATGATGTGTAATTTCCGCCTTTAGATATATTGGTTA